TGAAGACTTTCCACTGGAAGTTCAGCAAGCACTAATTGCGTATAGGATGCTTCGAGATGAGTGGGATAGCATGAATGGTATTTACTTAGGTAAATCACTGATTGGTATTTCAGAAGTTTTGGAAGCTACAGAAATTGATCTTGAAGACAGAAAGTTTATAACTATGCTTGTTCGCACCATAGATGGTGTACGAATACAAGAGATCAATAATAAACAAAAAACTGAAAAGCCCGCTAAGTAATTTAGTGGGCTTTTTTATGCTTTAAAATTTTATGTATTGACAATTTTGACCATATGTGCTATAATGGTCCTAATGAAAAATATCTAAATTTTTTTAATATGCCACTTAACCATTCTAGGAGGGGGCTTAATGTCAAAAGTAACTGTAGGCTTTGAGCTAAAAGACGCAACAAAGTCGGTTGACCAGGTAGATGCCTCTGGTAAACGTTTAAATAAAACTCTTGAGCGTACTCAAGAGTTAATGAAGGGTACAAAAGGCGGATCAAGAGCAGCTGCCTCCGCATTTGATCAGACCAACTATGATAAATCTCGTGGTACTGTAGGCACTGGTGCGGCTGGTCGTGACTTTGCTAAGCAATCTCGTGAACTTGGTGGATTAGTTCGTTTATACGCTACTTATGCTGCAACTCTTTTTGCTACTGAAGCGGCATTTCGCGGACTTAGCGAAGCCATGAATACAACAAACATGATTGCTGGCTTAAACCAATTAGGTGCTGCCAGCGGTGTGGCCATGGGTGGTTTAGCCAAGCGATTCTCAGAAGCCAGCGGTGGAGCTATTAGCTTACGTGAGTCAATGGAAGCAACAGCTAAAGCTGTATCTAGCGGATTGTCGCAAGCACAGTTTTTGAAGTTGGGTGACGTTGCCAAGAAAGCATCACAGGCACTAGGTGTTAATATGTCAGATGCTGTTAGTCGTTTGACTCGTGGTATTACAAAGCTTGAGCCTGAATTGCTGGACGAATTGGGTATCTTTACTAAAGTTGGTAAAGCAACCGAAGATTATGCACGCGCTATTGGTAAACCAGTCAGCGCTTTAACTGACTTTGAAAGACGTCAGGCTTTTGCTAATGCAGTGCTTGAAGAAGGTGCTCGCAAGTTTGGACAAATCGAGATACCTACTAACCCTTATGATAAGCTATTAGCTACACTAAAGAACGTAGCACAAGCAGGTTTAGAAATTGTAAATAACGTACTAGGCCCGTTTGCTAAACTATTAGCCAACAATTCAGTTTTGTTGGTGGGTGCTATCGCATTAATTGGTGGTAAGATTGTAAAAGATGCGCTGCCCGCTATTGGGGAGTGGAGAATAGGATTAAAAGCTGCAGCAGATGCTGCTCGTAAAACTAGTTCGGATATTGCTGCAAGTTTTGGCGAAGGCTTTGTTGAACGTACAAATGCAGCCTTTAAAGTACCTCAGCTAGAAAGCAATTTAAAGAAATCAGAAGAAGCTTATCGTGCTAGTCGTGCTAAAATGGCACAGATGGACACAGATCTTTCTAAGCGGGTTCTTAAAGGCGGTGCTGGAACCGATGATAAGTCTTTAAGAGCAGAGCAAACCAGATACAGTAAAGAAATAAATGCACTAAGACGTCAAGGCTTAGATATTAACAATGCACAAATATTGGCACTTCAAAAAGAACGAGCAGTAGTTATTGCTTTACGCAATGATATGAAGGCTTTAAATACTGCACAAGATGCTGCGCTAAGTAAAGCCAGCGGCGGCAGTATTTTTGAAAGAATTGGAGATTTTCTTCGCGCTAGTGCTGCCAAAGGTGCTAGAGATAGAGCTACACGCTTAGACATACTAAGTGATGTAAGCCAAAACCAAACACAGCTGGGATTTGGCCCAGCTATTGGTATGATGATGAAGGATCTCGACAAGTTACCTGGCAAGTTTCAAAAAGTACGAACAGGTATTGCTGGAATTGTTATTGCAGGAGCGGGTACTATTGGTACCGCTATATCAGGATTAAGCCGATTCCTAGGACCTGTAGGTATAGGTATATCGGTATTAACTGCCGCACTTCCACTATTCCGAAACAACGAAGAAGCGGCTGCAAGATTTGCAGCTTCCTTAGATTTACTAAAAGAAAATTCAGAAAATGCTTTTCGAGTTTTAGAGCGTTTAAACAAATTAGATCCGCTAGAGCGTATTTCTGTGGATAATATATTTGCCAAAGGAACAGCTCTTGAAAGCTTAGGCGGAAGTATGTCTAAAGCTTTCACCGATATTGAAACAGAAATAAAGAATCGTAACTGGGCCGACAGTACACTTAACTTTTTAGCAAGTATTATAGGGCGTAGCTCAGAACAATTATTAGCAAAACAAATAGGTAATTCATTAGAGAGTGCTATAAAGCTATCCGCTAATGGTTCTGCTATACAACAAGAAATTGCAAAACTATTAGAGTTACCCGCTGACTCTTCTTTAAAAGCAATTGAAAAAGCTTTAGTTGATTCAAGCCCGGCTATAAGAGGTGCTGTTGCTAAAGTTATAGAAGATTCGGGCAAAAAGGCAGTAGCTTCCGCAGGCTCTCTTAAAACCTTTAGAGAAGGCTTAGCAGAAAGTAGTAAAATTTATCAAGATCTTATAAATACTACTAAAAACGCTACTCCACTAACTAAGTTTGCAGAAGAAAGCACAAAAAAGATCTTAGAGTTAAATAATGCATTAGAAGGTGCAAATTTACCAGAAAAGCTTACAGAACTAACTAGACTTAGTACAGATATTAATTTTTTACAACTATTCCCCTTAGAAGCTGCAAAGAATATATTATCAACTTCAAGCGAGTTAAAAACTCTTAGCGCAGAGTTAGCAGATGTAGAGAGTAAGCAGACACTATACAACAATGCTTTAAATGAGCAACAGGCTATTGTAGATAAATATGCTAGGCTGGTTACTGGACCAACAACTGTAAGTGAAAGCAATGAACTTGCGGCTGCTAAAAAGGCTATTCAGTCTCTTAAAGAAGCAAATAAGGGACTAGATACTACAAGAAGTGGTATTAGCAGCTCACTGCAGAATGCTCAAGCAAAGTTCGCAACCGCAATGAGAGAAGGGTTATTAGCTAATATTGACACTTTTACCGCAAATTTAGTGGCTTCAGCAGCAAAAGCTGGTCTAGAACTTAAGAAAGCAGCATTAGGTGGTGTAGCAGATCCTGTATTAAAAGCAGAAATTCAACAGAGGATTGACCTCGAGGGACTTAAAATAGATAGAAGCTTATTAAAAGTGCAGATGAGTTTAATAGAATCTACTGATAACTTACGCTTAGCTATGCTGGAATCTGCTTTTGAGGGCAAGTTAAGAGACAGGGGTCTTTCAGGCTTAGAAGGCGGTGATCTTGAAAATGCACTGCTTCGTAATCCCGCAAACAGGGATTTAGCAGACGATAGAAGACTTATTACTAGCATTAAAGAAAATAGAGGAAAAAGTCTTACTCAGCTACGTGCCGAAACTGCATCTGCTGGTCGTGACATGGGCCAACTTGGCGGCGTTGCACCAGTAGGCACTTTGCGAGGTTTAGGTGAAGTCGTTGGATCAGCTCAGGCACGTGCAGCAGTACAGCAACAACTGCAAGCGTTAGACAATACTGAAAAAATGATTGATTTAAAAGCTAAGCTTGACAAAATTGATGGTGAAAGTTTTAACAAGTTAAAAGAGTTTGGAGATAAACAAAAAGAAATTGACCAAGCTCAAGCAGCATTTGCAGTTAAAAAAGATTCAATGACTGAAGCTGAATTTAACAAAGATAATGAAGCTTTTACATTACAAAAATCAAAACTTGCTATCCAAATAGAAGACGAAAAATCTAGCTTAGCAGTAAAAAAAGCACAAGCTGTGGAAACGATTTTACTTACAGAAGAAGCTAGAAAGAACTTAGAATATACCAAAGAAAATGCCAATATAGCAAAAACACTAACTAAAGAAGAGCGAGATCAAGCAGATGCTGCAGCAAAGAAACTTACAGCTACTTCATCAGCTTTAAATATCAAAGACCGCGATGCTAAAACTTCTGAGCAAGCATTTATCGTTAGTTCAGCTGCTTTAGACAAAGAAATTTCTATTAATAAGATAGCTCAAGACAATTTAAGTTTGCAAGCTCAACTCGGTATGCTTGATGATGAGTCTTTGAGAACTAAATTAAACTTATTAAAAGTTGAAGAGCTAAAACTAGAGCAAACCAAGCAATTAACTGCAGCTCAACGTGCATACAATCAAGAAATTGAAAAGCTAGACCGCGATAAAGCCGCAGCAGGTGGAACCTATGTAGGCGAGAAAAAAGCAGATGACGAGACAGCACGTGCACGACTACTAGAAAACTATGGTGCTCAAAGATCAGCAATTTTACTAGTAACGGACGCGCAAATTAAAAGTGCGCAAGTAATGGCAGACACTACTAACAGGCAACTAGCATACACAGAAATGTTTAAGCAGGGATTTAAAGGTATGGAAGACGCTATTGTTAACTTTACTAAAACTGGTAAATTAAGTTTCAAAGACATGATTAATAGTTTTATTGAAGGTTTGTTGCGTTATGAGATTCAACAGCAACAAATTGCTCTATTCTCAGGTATGGGTGGTGCTGGAGGACTTGCAAAAATGTTTATGGGAGCACTAGGTTTCCGAGGACCACAGTCTCTTAATATGGCTGGCGACATGGTAACAGGGTATCAAGGCGAAGCTAAAGGCGGAGTATACGACGCTGGATTACGAACATTCGCTAAAGGCGGGATGTTTACTAACTCAATAGTTAGTCAGCCAACGTTATTCAAGTTTGCTAAAGGCACTGGTTTAATGGGCGAAGCAGGACCAGAAGCTATTATGCCCCTAAAGCGCGATAGCAACGGTAATCTGGGAGTACGATCAGGTGGTGGCTCAAACGTTGACGTAGTTGTTAACAACTATGGCAGCGAAAAAGCAACTACCAAAGAAACCGTAGATTCGCGTGGAAATCGCCGTATCGAAGTAATGATTGGGGATATGGTAGCAGGCGAATTAAATCGCGTGGGTTCAAATACTCAACAGGCAATGACAGCCAGCTATGGTACATCACCATTAGTGGCAAGGAGATAATAAATGGCAGTATTACCATGGCCCGCAACACTTCCGCAAGTACCTCAAAAAGGTTTTACGGAATCAATTGGAATTAATGTTATACGTTCAGCTACAGATGCCGGCCCTGCAAAACAAAGACGCAGGGCCACGCGTCCAAACGAAATGAGTGTAAACTTTTTAATGACTACCGCACAAACACAAAAACTAGAAGACTTTATAAAAAATTTACCAACAAATACTACTACGCCTGGTATTGCAGGAGTTAATCGTTTTAGTTTTCCACATCCACGAATACTTGGTACAACTATAGAAGTACGTATCATACCGGGTAGTGGTGGTGAGTTTTTTAATTTGCAATATATGGCACCAGGATACTGGTCTACCAGTCTTAAATTTGAAGTGATGCCATGAGCAGACTAAATAGTTTATCACAATCAGCTGTTAGAGCAATGTTTGCTTCAGAAACTCCTGAAGCACTAATTTTGCTTATTACTATTACTAATCCAGCAGATCCTGCAAATCCTATTCGTTTAGCAGATGGGTATACTAACCGCATTGCTTCTTTAACAACAGACACAGATGTAGTATATGGCGTAACTAGTAATTCAATAGACTACTTGTTTATGCCTATGCAAATAGCTTTACCTGGTGAGCAAGAAGCAGGTGCAGCACAGTGTAGTTTAGTTTTTAACTTTGTTACTCGCGAAGCTATTGATCTTATTCGTACTCACCTAACAAATCCTGTTAGTGTACAAATAGACCTAGTACTAGCTAGTAGTCCGAATACTATTGAAACTAGTTTTTCAGGTTTTAAAATAACCAATGTTACGTATAACGCAGATCAAATAACATTTGACTTAAACATGGTCAGCCTTAGCCGCGAACCGTTTCCGTGTTATACATTTACTCCAGCCAACTTTCCAGGACTATTTTAATGAATTATAATAAGTATATTGGATTACCTTATGCCAGCAACGGCAGAGACGAAAGCGGAATTGACTGCTGGGGATTAGTGCGTTTATTTTATAAGCAAGAATACGATATTGAATTACCAAGCTATACTGAAGAGTATTCAGGTGCATACGATACCCGTATTCTTGATATGATGGACATTTATAAAAATAATTGGGCACAAGTACAACAACCTGAAGTTGGTTCTGTTATAGTATTCAATATATTAGGTGAGCCTTTTCACGTAGGTGTCTACGTTGGCGAAGACAAATTTATACATGCCCGTGACGGCATGGACAGCGTTTTAGAGTCCGTTAATAGCCCAAAATGGGCAAAACGTATTGAGGGTTATTATAAATACTCTACTCAAGCTAGCGCTGTGCTGGCAGGTAAACCACACCCTTTTAAACAAACAAATTATACAGATCTAGCTATTCCCGGATCTACATTAGCCGATATATCAAAAAATTTAATTGATACTTATAAAATCAGTGACTACTTTGCTAAAAAATTAATTTTATTCTTAGATGGTGTTAAAGTACCACAGTCAGAGTGGAATACTATTCGCGTTCAAGCAGGTCAAAGTGTTATTTATAAAGTAGTGCCTGAAGGCAAGCAAGCTCTTCGTGCGATTGCTATGATTGCTTTAATATACGTAGCAAACGTATATGGAGCAGAGCTTGTTCCCTT